AAAATTATGGTGAAACATTTATCTGGCAACGGAATTGATAAATATTCATTATATCTATGTTCGCTGTATAACATTGAAATTTCACAATTCAGTACTTGGGATGAAATAAAAAAACACCAAAAAATAAGAAATTATATTGTACATAATGACGGTGGTTATATAACTTCAAGTGAGAGTATTTATCAACCAGCGAAATATTTAGGTTGTGTCTCTAAAGTAGGTATCAAAGTGGATAATGAAAATTTATATGAAATAAATATTGATGAGGCTACTTGTTCACAGTTGATAAATTGTATACAACAATTCTTTAAAGATCTTTTTGCTAAAGCAGTTGAATGTGACGTTAGTATTTAATTTTAAATTAGACCACCTATTGTAAACGGTGGTCTTTCTTCTATTATACAGCCTTCCCAATCGTTCTAAGTATCTCCAAGAATAAAGGTGACATCTGAATTAATACATATCCTAATCCAGCATTCATAATTGTATTCCATGCTCTTTCGCTATTACCGAACATAAAGAAGAAGCATGCACCTATCATGATTACCGAAGCAACTGGAAAAGATATCGCGACCATTACCTGAACCATCGGATCTAAAATATTTGCTAGCATTTCAAGTGATTTATCAGCTATTACCCCCGTTGGCTGCGCTAAAGCATTCACAGGAATAGCAGTCGATGTATACGTATCTACAAGCGATTGTACAGGCTCTACAGATACCGGTATAGATTGTTGAACACTTTGCATCGCGGCCACTTCATTGATTGTGGAAGGCACACTAGTCATTTTGTTATATGCAAATAAACCAATCGCTCCAACCGTAGGTATAGCTGTCATTAACGCGACATCTTTACGAGTAGCAAACCTTGATTCCTCACGCATTTTATCTAACGCTTCAAATCGCTCTGTGTAATCCGTAAAATCACTTGTCGGCACCACTTGCATTTTCTTTTTGAACATCATTTAATATCCCCCTTGTTATTGAATATCGTTTATCGTAAACACTTTGCACTTTAGCCCTCCACAGGATTCCTCTAGCTGCTTACGTCTTAATTCAGTCGTTGTAAGCCAAACGATCGTTGGATAATAGCCCATCTGTTTTACCAAGCTTTCAATCAACAATCCGTATCGTTTAATCTTTTCACGGTTCTCTTTCATGGTTTGTAAATTATCGACTTCTAAAAAATGCTTAAATCCATTTTGTGAAAACATGCCATCCACAATGATATTTGTAGTGCCGTCAGATATTTTAACTTCATTCTTCCAATCTCTAGGACACTTATAGAATAGAAAAAATTCATTACGCATGATGGTGTGTTGAACATGCCCACCTACTCTACGTACTTTATCGCAACCAACATATATCCGGCCAAGTTTATTAAGGTAATAAATCGTTTCGTAGCCGTCTCTAATTGATGATAGAAAATCTGATAAATTGTGGAGGACCCTATTTGTATTTCGCATCTTCCCTAAATTGAAATATCTACTTAGTTGATCGCGTGTCATGAAATCAAACTTCTTCAAAAGTAACAGTATCTGTTCGTCTCGGTTTGATAGCTGTTTCTTCAACGCGCTCCCCTTTCTTTTCGATGATATGAGGTTGTAACGTATCGTGGATAATTTGTGATGTGATTAGTGGTGTTTGTAGTACTTCTCTTTTATCTGCTGTTTGGTAAATAGCGCGACCTTTTATCATCGGTAAGGACTCTGCACCCTCTGCATCCAGTACGACACGCGATGCAACTCCTGATTGGACTCTAAAGCATAGCTTCGCATCAGCATTTTGCTTTACTTGCCGCGGTATAACATCACCTACTGGATATTGCGTTGCTACTACAAGTCGAAAGCCTAGACCAGCCCCTAGCCTTGCTATTTGGCTCATTATTGTTTGGCATTCTTGTTTCAATAATTTCTCGCTTCGTGTAACTGCTTCTGCAGCATTCAGTTCTCCTACTTCATCGACAATAACAAAGTATCGTTCTTTAATACCCGCGTGTTGGACACTCTTCTTACCCATTCGTTTTAATTCACGTTGAATATCACGCATCTTGTCATATGCCATCTGTAAAGTGTGGAGGGCTTCACATGGCTCGTATGCAATTGAAATGGTTTGTTTAATGTTTTCGTAGTCGCACAGTTCCACTCCACCTTTTAAATCGATTAAGTAAAAGTTGACGTGCTCTGGTTCACCATGTACCAGACTACAAATAGTTGAATTAATAAAATTACTCTTGCCATATCGTGTTGCACCGCCAAGGACTACATGTGGCACCATTTCAAAGTCGTGGTACCTTAATTCGTTTAAAACCCTTGTCACCCCTACAGGTACTTTCCAACCTTCGCCTGGAATGAATGTCACTTCCTTAGCAAGTGGTTTATCATACACTCTTACAATTAATAAACCATCATAAGCCAATTCAATTTCCTTTTGCTCTGTCAGTTTAGTCTTCCACAATTGTTGAAGCTGTGGAATAAGATCGCCGCTTAAATTTAATTGACTTAAATCGTTAAATGTAATGTTCTTCTTTCGATTATTTAGGCCGTCTTCCAATACCGTTCGCTTTGCTTCATAGTCGCTGAATGAACGACCTAATGGAATACGGTACTTATATTTCCATCCCCACTCATGCTTTTTCTTTTTAATTAGTTGAGTGGTCAATGTGTCCTTCCCATCACGAACATTTAATCCAACAAGTGAAATAATGCGTTGAATCTTTCCACTATCATTTGTAGAAAGTCCCTTGTGTTTCGTAAAAGCTTTTATTGCAATTCCACCCATTAATCCAGTTGTTATTATTTCAAACAGCACGCTTTCATCCTTTCTTTAATTTCATCAGCGTCACGGTTCTCTTACGTAGTAAGAGTTGCTTATATCGAGCATTTTTAAAAAGGGTTTGAACCATTGATACAGCTACATTACCCCTATGCCTGATGCAATACTCGCATGGCATTTAATCAGGCACACCATCGGGTATTCAATCGGGCATAAAAATCAACGAACAATATACCCAACCTTGCGATGCTCTTTTACTTTCTTATCAACAGGTTTAATAACATTTGTGGATGACCTTTTAAATTGAATCAATTCATATTCATCCAGAATTTCAAAGATTGTTAATTGCCCTTGCTGCTGCATGTATTCAAAATGTGTCATATCCTCATCTCCCCTTTACCACAACAACCAGTTATTGATTGTTGGTCTATTATTTGTATTTGATTGTGGAAGGCAATCACGTTCATTTAGCCAGTTATAA